CGTGCAACCGCATTAGAGAATGCTAAAATAGCTCTTGAGGAAGCGTTCACACCACGTTTAAAATCTATGCTATCACAAAAAATTCAATCAGAAGTTGAAGACAGTGATACAGAAGGTGAAGTAGGAAGTGGAGATGGACATATGGCAGCTGAAGACGAACACGAAGTCGAAGAAAGAATGCACGGAGAGGACGAAGACGAACTTGAAGAACGCATGAAAGACGAAGACGAAGAAGAAGTCAAAGAAGGCGAACATATGGAAGACGAAACAGAAGACGAAGACGAAGTAAAAGAAGGTGAACATATGGAAGATGAAGAAATGGAAGATGATTCTGAAGTTTCTGAAGACGAACATATGGAAGATGAAGGCGAACATATGGAAGATGAAGAAGATGAACTTGACTTAGAGTCAGTCATTAGAGAACTTGAAGAAGAACTTGACTCATCAGACATAGGTGATGCTGAAAACAAAGAACCATCAGAACGCGCAACAGATTCATCAGAAGTCGGTGCACAAGGACCTGAAGGCGAAGGTGCAGACGAAGAAGGCGGAAAAGAAAATTCTGAAGACGAAGTAGTCAAAGAACCAGTAACAGAAGCTGACGAAATGGAAGATGAAGATGACGATATCGACCTTGAAGAAGTAATCAAAGCTCTTTCTGAAGAAGAAGGAATGGAAGATGAAGAAGAGGAAGATAAGATGGACGAAATGCAAACTACACTTAAAGAATACAAAGAGACAATCGGTTATCTTCGTGAGAAGTTAAACGAAGTTAATTTAATGAACGCTAAACTTTTGTTTACAAACAAATTGTTTAGAGGTTTTGGTTTAAACAACAACCAAAAACTTCAAGTTGTAGAACAATTCGACCGCACTCAAAACTTGAGAGAAATCAAATTAGTTTACACTACATTAGCAGAATCTTTTAAAGGTAATGGTAATAAAAGAGTAAACGAAAGTAAAGGTCAAGCTTCTAAAGCTGTTGCATCTACTGAACCAAAGAAAGAAGTTCTTTCAGAGGGAATGGAAATGAAAAACAGATTTAAGAAATTGGCAAATTTAATTTAAACAATATTAAAATCGGAGAGATATAATGTCAGATATAAATAACATTAGTCAGTTACTTGATGGTAACAATCCACACAAACAATTGCTTGAACAAACAAGACAATTGGTTGACAAATGGGAACCAACTGGTTTATTAGAAGGTATTGATGCTGAAACTAAAAGAAGTGGTATGGCAGTGTTGCTTGAAAACCAAGCAAATCAACTTGTTACTGAAGCTTCACAAGTAGGAACAGGTTCAAATACTGAACAATGGTCAGGTGTAGCTTTACCATTAGTAAGAAGAATCTTTGGTGAACTTGCAGCACAAGACTTTGTGTCAGTTCAACCAATGAATTTACCATCAGGTCTAATTTTCTATCTCGATTTCAGATATGGAACAGACCAATCAAACTTTGATGCAAATCAAAATGTTCACGGTGTAACATCAGCTTCTGGTGATGCAACTGAAGGTTTATATGGTGCAGGAAAGTTTGGTTATTCTATCAATGATACATCATTAACAATCAACACTGGTTCTTACTCAACAGCGTCGGTTAACTTTAGTGATGTTGATTTTGAACCAACATTAAGTTCATCATTCTCTAACCTAAGACAAGTTATTGTCGCTAAATCAGTATTTACAAATCCTGACTTAGATGGTATTAGAGCATATGAAATTAGTGGTAGTGGTGGTTCACAATTAGACGCAACTTACCCAGCTTACACAAAAACAACTGGTTCAAATATTGCGTTTGTTGTAGACCCAACATCACCAGCAGGTGCCGCATCTCTACACAACTTGTCAGTTGAGTTGAACTTTAAATATCATAAAGCTCCAACAGACACAACAAGAGGTGACTTTGAGGCAACAGCTAGTGGAACAGGTGCAGAATCAGATGCTGGAATTCCAGAAATCGACATAGCATTAAGAAGTATCGCTATCGTAGCGAAAACTCGTAAGTTAAAAGCAGTTTGGACTCCTGAACTAGCTCAAGACTTGAACGCATACCATTCAGTAGATGCTGAAGCAGAACTAACATCACTATTAAGTGAGTACATTTCAATGGAAATTGATTTAGAAATTCTTGATATGTTGATTGCAGGTGCTTCCGCTAAAACAGAAAGATGGTCAGCATTCGTAGGTCGTGAGTTTGAAGGTGGTTTATTCAAAAACACTGCTACAAACGCAAGTGCTTACACAAAAGGTGAATGGTTCCAGACACTTGGAAACAAGATACAATCAGTATCTAATGCAATTCATCAGAAAACTCTAAGAGGAGGAGCTAACTTTATAGTAATCTCACCTGAAACTGCAACAATCCTAGAATCTATTCCTGGATATGCAACAACTTCAGATGGTGCTGTAGATAGTTCTTACGCAATGGGTGTTCAAAAAGTTGGTCTATTAAACAATAGATTCAATGTATACAAGAACCCTTATATGCAAGAAAATCAAATCCTTGTTGGATTTAGAGGTTCAAACTTCTTAGAAACTGGTGCTGTGTATTCACCATATGTACCGTTAATTATGACACCACTTGTTTACGACCCAACTAACTTCACACCTAGAAAAGGCGTGATGACCAGATACGCTAAGAAAATGGTTCGTCCAGAATTCTATGGTAAAGTCATAGTTGCAGATGTAGACAAAGTGTAATAAATAACATTACAGAAGTCGAGTAGTTAATTTTTAATTAACAACTAAAAAAAACCCCCAGTTCGCTGGGGGTTTTTTGTTTGTTATAATAGTGGTTTTTATAAGTTTCTTATATTTATTTCTAAGGAGAGTTCTATGGAAAAACATTACATATATAAAATGACAAGTCCAAGTGGAAAATCATACATTGGAAGAACAAAAGATTTTGACCAAAGAATGAAACAACACGAAGGTCGTTCATTAAAAAATAAAAACAATAAAGCATTATACAATGCTATTCAGAAATATGGTTGGGATAATTTTACTAAAGAAATTATAGCAGAAGTATTATCAGACGATGCGCCACAAATAGAAGAAATAATGATGATAAAATATAACTCAGTTAAACAAGGTTATAATATGACTTATGCTACTATGGGTGGAGATGTTTGGGAAGGTAGACGAGATACACAAGAGTATAAAGATTATATAGAACATCAGAGAGAAATACAATCTGGTGAAAATAATGGTTTTTATGGAAAAACTCATACCGAAGAAAATAAAAAGAAGATGACACAGGTAGGTTATCAAAACGGAATGTTCGGTAAAAAACACTCAGACGAAGCAATTCAAAAACAAAAACAAAAAGCCAAAGGTCGTTTTTCATTAGATTGGTATATTGATAGAAATGGTAAAGAAGAAGGAACCAGATTGTATGAAGAACGAAGACAATTCCTAAAAAACAGAAATCTCAAGAAAGATAAATACGGTCGTTTTATATCAAAAAGTCAATAAATTGATATTTATTAATGTATATACAACAAGACTATTAATAGGAGAATTTTAATGGCTCAAGAACCAATATGGCCCGGTTCAGGTTCAGCAGTTAGTGGTAATACACCATTTGGATTTTATGATACAGACTCGGCGTTTCAAACAGAAGCTCCAAAGTTTGCAACTTGGTGTGCACAAAGATTAGGTTATCCACTAATGAATGTAGAATTACAAGACAAACAATTTTATGCTTGTTTAGAAGAATCTATATCTGAATATAGTGCTCAAATAAATCAATTTAATATTAAAGACAATTTATTATCACTACAAGGTCAATCAACATCATCAAACTTAACTCACAAACGAGTAACCCCTAACTTAGGTAGAAGTGTATTCTTATCACAAGCTTACGGAACAGAAGCTGGAGTTGGTGGTTTAGTTGAAGTGAAGTCAGGTTCAGTAGATGTTGTTAGTGGTTCTCAAACTTATGATTTAAATGCTCTATGGGCAGATGTAAGTGAAAGTGGTAATGCAATAGAACTACAAAAAGTGTTTTATGAAGAAACACCAGCAGTTCAACGATATTTTGACCCGTATGCTGGAACTGGTGCTGGAACAATGAATTTATTAGACCAATTTGGTTTTGGTAATTATTCACCAGCAGTTACATTTTTAATGATGCCAGTTTACGCTGATATGTTGAGATTACAAGCCATTGAATTAAATGACCAAATTAGAAAATCAGCATATTCATTTCAATTAAGAAATAACAAACTAAGAATATTCCCAAGACCAGATTCTTCTTATAAACTACATTTTGAATATGTGGTTCGTTCAGATAGAGATAATGCGTTAATAACAGAATATTCAGGAAGTTCAGATGTAATTTCCGACTTTTCTAATGTTCCTTATGATAATATGAAGTTTACAAATATTAATGATGTAGGAAAACAATGGATTAGAAAATATGGATTAGCACTAACAAAGGAATTATTAGGTATAGTAAGGAGTAAATATGGAGCTATCCCGATACCTGGTGCTGAAACAAGCTTGGACGGAGACACTTTGAGGTCAGAAGCGTCAGCCGAAAAAGAAGCTCTTGTTACACAACTCAGAGAAATACTTGAACAATCTTCTCGTAAAGCACTTATGGAAGCAGACAAAGACGAATCCGAGTTCCTACAAGAAAAACTTAAAAAAGTCCCGTATCCAATCTACATAGGTTAGGAGTGAGAGATGGCAAACCCACGATTTTTCGGAAAAAATGATTTAGACACATTTGATAGAGTTAATAAAGAACTTATCGGTGATTTAAATAATGCGAATAGTGGAATCATTGACCAGACTGTAATTGTTTATAAAATATCAGCTAACAATACAGAAACTAATATGTATGGTGAAACAACAGACGGAAAGGTATTTAAACCAGGTGTTGAAATAGCTTGTTTAGTTGAAGCCGAAGATATGGCATTTAATACAGATGAATTTGGACCAGACTTAAGACAGAATGCAACATTTTCATTTGTAAGACAATCTCTAAGAGATGTAAGTTTAGTATTGGAAGTAGGAGATATAGTTGAATGGTTTACCGCTTATTGGGAAATCAATAATGTAAATGAAAACCAATTAGTTGGTGGACAATATAAACAACTAGACGGACAACATATTCATTCAGTCATTTGTAGTGCTAACTTGTTAAGACGAAGTAATCTTAACATTGAAGAAGTGAGAAGTATTTAATGGAACGAAGTAAAACTTTACCAAGAACAGAAGAAATATTAACAACACAAACTAACTTTAACAGAGGATTCGATACAAGTCGTAAAGATGACAATGTAAAAAATTATTCAGTTGGTTTGTTAGATATTGATGCCGCTGTTATGTATTATTTTAGAGAAGTAATAAAACCAGAAGTAATAGATAATGGTCAAAAAGTCAAGGTTCCTGTTTATTATGCAAATCCAGAAAGATGGAAATCAATTCAAAAACTTGGATATCTAAGAGATGTTAAAGGTCAATTTATTACACCACTTTTAATTTTCAAAAGAACATCAGTATCAAGAGAATCAAATAATGCTTTTCTAACACCTTCATTACAACCAGCAACTGAAGGTTCTAACTACACATTTAAAAAGAAATTTTCTAATCAAAATAGATTTACACAAACTTCTACATTGTTTGAAAATGACGAACCATTAGAAGAAGTTTATAATGTAACTATTCCAAGTTATGTTACAATAAATTATAATTGTATAGTGTTTACACCTTATATAGACCAAATGAATAAAATTATAGAAAAAATAAGTTGGTCAAAAAATTCTTATTGGGGTGAACCTGATAAATTTAAATTTAAAGCTGGTATATCAACATTTACAGATGCTTCAGAATTTGAAGGAGAAAGAATTATAAAAACAACATTTGATTTAAGTATGAAAGGATATTTATTACCAGAATCATTTAATAGTATCGTCAATACACAAAAAGAATATTCAAAAAGAATTGGGTTAGAATTAGGAGTTGAATAATGGCCGATAGAACAAAACCATTACCAAGAACACAGAGAAGACTTGAAGGTAGAGAACTCAATAGAGGACTACAAAAAGGTAGAGGTTCTGAAACAAACCAAAGAAAAGATAATGTAAAAAATGTATCTATTGGTTTAATGGATGTTGATGCGGCTATAATGTATTATTTCAACGAAGTTATAAAACCAATGACAACAATCAACGGACAAGAAGTAAAAGTTCCTATTTATTATGCTAACGCGGAAAGATGGAACTCAATACAAAAACAAGGTTATGTTCGTGATGTTAAAGGACAATTAGTTACACCATTAATTGTTTTTCGTAGAGTTTCAATGGAAGCAAATGAAACAATGCCGGTTGACAAATTAGATGCTAATGACCCAAAACAATTTTATACATTTGAGAAAAAATATTCACAAAATCAACGATATGATAGATTTTCAGTAGTTCAAGGTATGTTAAACTCAAAAGAATATTATACTACTGCTGTCCCAGATTATATGAATCTAAATTATGAAGCAATAGTTTGGACACCTTATATTGAAGAAATGAATAGGATTATTGAACAAATAAATTTTTCTGAAGGAGCATATTGGGGAGAACCAAACAAATTTAAATTTTTATCATCAATAGATTCATTTGAAGATGCAACAGAAATGGGGGATAATGAAAGAATTATCAAAACAAACTTTAATATGAGTTTTAAAGGATATTTAATTCCAGAAGCATTTAATGAGTTTATAAACACACAAAGATTTTTCTCACCAAAACAAGTTGTGGTGAATGATGAAAGTGGTTTGTCCATATCATCAGTATTTTCACCCGATAGTAGAGCAGAAACTGTAAGAATATTTACAACTGGTAATTCATCATTACCAAGTGGATTAGGAAGTGCAACAGACTTTATTAGAGGTGTATCAACCGGAACCGGTAATCAAGCACAAGACTTAGAATTTACAAATACCTTTGGTGGTGATACTTTTTATGTAATGAGAGGTGGTGGTGCACCAACTTCTTCAAAAGATGACAAAGCACTATTATCGGTTTCTAATGCAAATTCAACTTATAATTTAAAATCATTTAGGGTAAGTGGTAGTCAATCATCATCTTTATCAGCAAGTCAAGGACAAGTTTATCAACCAACTTTAGAAACTGATAGAAGAATAATGAGCCAATCAGTTCAAGTAAAATTAAATGGATTAGAATTATCATCTGCTGATAATCAAATAGGATTTTCAAGTGGATTTGATTATTTTGTTTCAAGTTCTTTAAAAGAAGTAGTGATTAGAAAAAGACAATCAGATAATTCAGGATTTACAATAAAAAATACAGATTTTGTAACTATTATATTTCAAAGTGAGATAACATAATGACACAAAGAGAAATAGACAAAAGAACCGGTTTAAAAGGAAGAACAAGACAATTTACATTTCCAGTAAGTGAATCATCTTTTTCAGGTGATAGAGTTATGTTTAATGATACCGGAAGTATAACACTAGGTTATTCTTTTGATAATAAAAATGGTATTCCAACCGTAGATACAGATTTAATTCATTTGTCTAGTGCCAATGAAAGATATTATCAACAACAAGAACATTTTGTATTCTCGGATAGAACTGATTCCACAACTAAATATAATGAGTTTACACCAACAATAGCTGACAATTATCGTATCAGAAATGGGTCGTTACGAATATTTATTAATGGTATAGAACAATTGTCTAATGTTGACCAAACTCAGTCAGCATCAGCAGATTTTTTCATAGATACAACACAAACAAAATTTAGGGTTAACAAATTAACATTTGATAATTTTGGAATGGAGTTAAAAAGCGGTTCAGTAATAATAGAAAATGACCCAAGTTTTTTACCACCAACTTTAACAGGAGACGGAAGTGAATCTTCCATAAAAATTAGTTTTCAAAGAGAGGCGTCAGTATGAGTTTAATTGATTTAACAACACAAGCACAAGCCCCACAATCAGGTGGTTTAACTTTACAAAGTTCAGCAGTAACTAGTTCTTTAACAGGACTATACACATTAGAATTTGACCAAGTTAATGTAGACAATCTTGGAACCGGTAGTTTAGATATTGGTTCAGCCAATACATTTACAGCCGGTAAAATAAAAATAAACCACCCAACAGACCCAGTAATTTTAGATTCCAATGACAATACCGTAATAGAAGTATTGACTAGTGGAGTTCCAAGTGGTAGTGTAAAAATATACGGAGATTTAATTGTTCAAGGTTCATCATCATTTAATAATGTTGAAAGATTTGCAGTAGAAGACCCAATTATAGATTTAAATTTTACAGGTTCAACAGCTTTATCATCAACAGATTCCGGTTTAAGAGTTGGTAGAGCAGGTTCAACAAATGCACAATTACTATTTGACCATAGTGAAACCAGATGGGCTATAGACAATGCCGCAGGAAGTAATATAAATATTGTTGGAACATCAACAACCGATACATTAACCAATAAAACAATCACGAGTTTAGCAACCTCGACAATGGGTTCAGCCGCTAACTTAACATTTAGTGGAGACGGAGAAGTATTAGGATTACCGGCTAATCCGACAACTCAAGGTTCAGCAGTTTCAAAAGCCTATGTAAACGCTCAATTAACCGGAAGTGTAAGTTCATCAGGAACAGATTATTTAAGAAAGAATTTTGTAAAAGTAGCCGCAGGAATAAGTGGTTCATCAACAGCAAGTTTTGAAGCAGTTACAGCTTCAGCACCAATCGGTATGACAGCAACATCAGAAAATGATTTCATATTCTTTATGAACGGACAATATATGGAACATAATGCTATAGAAGTAGAACAAAAAGGAACATCATTTTTATTAAAAGTTGATGTTAGTGGTATTGGATATAATTTAGAATCAGATGATGAAATCATCGCACACGGAAAGTTTGACTCATAATGGCCGATTTAAAAAGAAAGCAGTTAAGACAATTTTTATCAGGTTCGTTCAATATAACGGGTTCACTAAATGTAACTGGTTCAGTTGAGTTTGATAAAAATGTTAGTGGTTCAATTACTTCTACTGGTTCGTTTAGTAGATTACAAAGTGATACAATATCCGTAACACACTCACCATTTGCAAGTGGTTCTGAAGTTCAAACAATTATGGATGCAACTGGTTCATATGCATCAGCATCAACAACTTATCTTATGGAATCACAAACTGGTAGTTTTGCTACTGGTTCTGATGTTCAAGGTATATTGGAT